GCGCAGCAGACGCTGCCGGCCCGGCCAGCAAGGCAGTAAGCAGCGCCAGACCCTGATATTCTTGCGGAATTTCGTTTTGGTTTGCGTAGTATCCCGCGCCGATGAGGCCGGCCCCTTGTGCGTAAGGGAGAAGCTGCATACCCGTGCGGGGGTTAGAGAACGCTTCAGTCGAACGACGAGCCGCCGACAACGCTTCGGAGAGTTGAGTTGTCTGCGCCAGAATATCCGGGTCTGTGCCAAGGATCGCGGCGTTTGTCGGGTTCGACGGATCAACTGCACCGAAAGCCCGCATCGGCGTAACTTCAGACAACGCCTGATCGCCGATGGAAGACTTAGCCGCACGATCCAAAAGAGCAAACCGAGCGATCTGGCGACCGTCTTCGCTGGACAGGCGCATCGCTGTTTGTGCGGTTCCTTCGTCTGCGTTCAGCAGGCTCGTTACGAACTTCTCGCCGGTGTTGTCGATTTCCGTCGACTTCAACCGCCGGCCAACAACATCGTTGACCAGCTTTGTGTCGCGGAACGGCAAGACATTTTCGGTGAAATACGTCTGCGCATTGCGGAAAGCGGTTGCCGCTTCCGGGTTTTGCTGCTCAAGACGTGATACCCACGCATCCGCATCGCGCGACAGCGACGAATACACTTGGCCGAGAGCGGCTGTCATAGACCCGCGTTCCGGGCTTGCAGCGGCAGCCCGCTGGGCTTCGGAATATGCCTGACCGAAAGCCGTATTCATCTTACGGAAATCGTTGTAGCCGATGACTTGCGTATCATCGGCTTCGGCAATCCGTCGCATCAAGTTCTTGACGCTAGTCGGTACGTTTGGATCGCGGAGATAATCCGGGAACTCAGACAGGAAATTCGTGATTGCGTTTTTAGCGTTCGAAACCGCGATCTGATCCGTGCCTTTTTTCTTGTTCAAGGCGGGCAGAACAGCGTCATACAGTTCACCGGCTTTCGCCTTGGTCAACTTATATTGATCACGAAGATCGTTAATCAGACGAACGCCAAGTTCTTTAGGCGTAGCGTTCTCGTCGATATTGTACGGGCGGGAGCGGTTGCGCAAAGCCTCGACCGCCGTGCGCGCCTGCGCGTTTTGTTCACGCAGAGTGCGCATACCGGAAAACGGCATCGCCTCGAGAAGAGTAGTCAAGCCGCGCGTAAACCGCGAACCCGGATATACATCCGAAGCCGTGACTGTAATACCTTGCGCCTCTGCGGCGGCGCGCTGGCGGATGGCGTCCCGGCCTTCCGGCGTCATGATGTCGTTCATGGCGTTTTCAAGCCGCCCAAACCCCGACCCCGCTGCCCCGCCAATGATAGCACCGCCAATTTTAGCGTAAGGGTTCTGGTCGGCGATTTCACCAGCCAACCCGGAACCAATACCGGCTGTCGTCGCGGAGGCAACTTGTGTAGCCGGGTTACGGGTCAGTTCCGCCATAACTCGACGGCCTGCCGTCTGGCCGCCTGCGGGAACTGCTTGGCGTGCGGCTTGGGTTGCGCCCTTAGCCGTCCCCCGTGTTACCAACGCACGCTGCGCTGCGGTCAAACCTTGGCCTGTTAATTTCTGTGCGGCCTTTTGACCGAGACGGAAAAGTCCTTGGCCGCTCGCCGCACTTGTAGCGAACTGGCCGGCTTCCGATACAACGCGCTCAAGACCCGTTTCTGGCTTAGGCAGGTTCAATCGGTTCGCAGCAGATACCGCCATCTGCGATGGAAGTTGCGGCAAATACTGCTGCGGTACGCCAACCGCGCTGTATGCCTTGTTCAAAAAGTATTGAAGCGGATCGCCGACTACGCCCGCCAAATCCCCGACACCCTGAATTTGGGCGCGAGTGGCAAGGCCAAAACCGCGCAGAGCCTTATCCGCCAAAGTCGCCTTGGCCTGCGTCTTTGAGGTTGGCGCGATAACCGGGCGGTAATCTACCAACTTCGGAGGAGTAGCGGGTGCGTCTTTCGCCACGATTGTCTCCCCTTTAGTGGTCACATACGTCTTATTAGTAGGGTTCGGATTGCGCGACAGTACGTCTCTTACATAATTTTTCGTTTCGGTATTGCTCGGCAGTTTTCCGTTTAAACGAGCCAATTTAGTAGGGCCGTAATTATAGGCCGCTGCCGCCATAGCCGGGTCACCGCCAAAACGCGAAAAATTCTCGGCGATGTATTTGACCCCCGCTTCAATGTTTTGAAACGGGTTGTTGATGTCTTTTACGCCAAGAGCCGCAGCCGTCCTCGGCATCAACTGCATATGGCCTTTAGCCCCGGCAGGAGATGTCTTTACATTCTTGCCAGATTTAGTTTCTTGCTCGTAAATGGCGCGCGCAAGCCAGCGTGGAACGCCGTACTTGTCCGCCATTTTATCTACATATGGGCGGTAATCAGTTGCCATCAGCGTGCGCCAGACCTTTTCTTCTGGGGAACTTCACCCAAGATAAATTCTTGACCAGATTTTGTTCGGATAACGGCGTAGGTTTTATTATTAGTCTTGTCGCGAGCGGTATACGCGCTGATCGCGCCTGTGCCAACAGCGGCTTTAACAAACTCAGGATCGCTAAGAATACCGAGACGACCTTCGCGGGTTTTGCCCCATGCTTCAAGTGCCAGTTGTGGCTTGCCTTCATAGCGATTAAGGAAATTGTTAAAGGCAATATCGCGGCGTAGAAACGCTTTTTCCGAGGCGGAGATCAATTTATTCCCCGCCGGGGTGTTGGTCATCTGCGGGCCAATAGAACCTAACAGCGCAACGTCTCTTTCTGTCTGCGGGCCTTTTTGGTCAACCATTCGTTGGACCAGCATTTGTTTACGCAGATCAGTAAACGCGGCTGCGTTGGAAACGGCGGCCTGCGCATTCGGGTCGTTGGATAGGCCGAACGCATTAATCCATGATTGCGCAGCGTTCTTATACTCGGCCAGCTTGCCAGTAGCGATAGCTTGGCTAAGAGCGTCCAACGCCTGAACTTGCGGCAAACGCTTTTGCGCCGATACCGCGTTAGTCTGCGCTTCATTGATGAGATTTTTGAACTGCTCTGTACGCGCTTGAATGAGGCCTTTTTCGCCTTCTGAAAGGTCGGTTGCATACGCGCCCGAAACCGGCCTGAGCGGAGAACCGGCAGGGATATTGCTCGGCATGCCGCCAGTAGGCGCAGCACCAGTAGGCGCAGCGCCTGTGGGGGCGGCGGCATTAGCACCGCCACCCGGAACTTGTGACATAACCCACGCCTCGGCAGTTGGGTAACCTTCCGCGCGATAGAGGGGCATTTTAGTAGGACGTTGGGTGATCGGGTCGATACCATCAACAAGCGTGTAGGGATTAGACGCAATGGTCTTCGCGAACCCACTCTCAAGTGTTCCTTGCGGCGTGTACTGCGCGATACCCGCAGCTTGTTCGCGCAGGGCTTTTGCGCCTTCTACGTCACCCAACGCCAACGCTTGCGCAGATAATGCGAAGAGGTCCGCGGGTGTTGGGTTGCGAGGTTGGCCGGTCGGACCACCACCAGTTCCGGGTGTAGCCTGTTCGTAGATCGGCTTGAGTTGTGCCTTGCGCTGTTGGTCGGCCTTGAGTTGCGCAAGCTGAATTTTGGTCTGCATCTCTTGCATCTTTGACTGCTGCAAGTTCTGCAAAACTTCCTGCGGCGAGGTCTTGCTACCGCGAGACACAGACTTGAGAAGCGCACCAAGCGCAATCAACTTATCACCGCCGGACAAAGTGCCGGAGATGTCACCGCCAGCGAGACGGGTCAAGAGTTCGCTCTGCGCGTCGTCGATCTCCGGCGCGCCTGTCTTGATTTTAGTTGGCGCGATCAGGCTGCCGAAAAGTCCGCGTTGTTCAGCCATTAAAAGATGCCCCCAAGAAGACCTTTAACTGTTCCCGATCCGAAGATTTTATCAATACCGCCGGCAACGCCAAGGATATTACCGGCTGTTCCGAAGAAGCCGCTACCCGGCGAAGTCTGCGTCTGTGTCGTAGACATCGGCGACGGCAGACCCGTCGAGCCGGCCAGAAGTGTCTGAAGCTGCTGCTGTGGATACGCACGCTGCGCTTGGAAGTCCTGATAGGCCAGTTCGAGATTGCGCTGCGCCATGTCACGCTGTGCCTGACCCGATGCGGCCATCATGTTGGCGTAAGTTTGCTGGTTGCCCAATGCCTGCTGACCATAGTCGGCCAAGGCCCTTGCGCCCGCAAGCTGCTGACCCGGCAGAGCCTGTGCAAACCCAGCGGCTTGGCCGTAGCCACGGTTATAGAGATCAGCCAGCGTCTGCGCCGTGTTCAGATCCTGCTCGGCGGCAAGCTGCGCTTCGTAGACACCGCGACGCTCGTTGCCAAACGCCCGCGACTGCGCAAGCTGCGCCTTTGTAGCCGCATCCCGTTCAGCACGTGCCTGCGCCAGCCGTGCCATCGTCGCGTCCACAACGCTTGATTGGAATGGTGACATGAAACCGGCAACGTCTTGCTGGAATTGCTGCGGGCTGTATCCTGCGGCGCGCTGAGCGGCCTGTGTCGCCATGCCAAGCTGCTGGCTTCCAACTTGGTTGGTAGCTGCCTGCTCGGCCATCTGGAAAGCCTGCATCTCCTGAGGACGGAACTGCGCAATCCGGGGGCCACCGTATGCCTGATACGGGATAGCCGCTACTTGTCGTGCGGCCTGATAGTTGCGCGTTAGAATATCCTGAATAAAAGGATTAAGCTGCTGCGCTGTAGTAGTGGTTGTCGTCTCAGCCATTTAAACCCCCGAGCGGACTAGCCGCCTATTCCTTCGTTCTTAACACAAATATAAAAGAATTGACAGCCCATTACGCTAACCTAACGGCCAAAGCATTAGACGCGTTAATATACACTTCATAAGCAACGCCACTCGGATTGTAGAGAATTAGTCTCTGGCCCGGCGTTACATATAAATCTTGGTTCTTTTTGTAACTTTGACTATCCGATTGTTCGAGCAAACGGTTCCGCTGGCTCTCGGTCATCGGGTCATAAGTCTGTGACGGAGTGGGTAGCTTCATCGGCGGCCACCCGGAATAGCGTTAAGCCGCATGATCCCGACGCGCCAATCGACGTTACGCGCACCATCGACGCGCATATTGATCTGGCGTCCGTTAAAGCGCACCGACGTTGGGTTCTCTAGTGAATACGGCCCATAGGTCGTCTCTGTCCCATTCGGGTAATACTTCTTAATGAACGTCGCCGTCACATCGCCCTGTGTCTTTTCGTCGGGGATGAGTTCGTTGATGTGCAGTATACGGTCGCCGTCACCCATCTGGATCGGCCCTGTCTCGGCGAAGACATCGCCGCCACCCGGGCGAACGAAAGCAAACTCGTGATCGTAGACTTCGCCGCCCGGCGTCCACCACATAGGATAGTTGAATACGGTCTTATCCACGCCACAAGTGCGTGCCAAAGAGCCGATTGCCCAATGGTTCTCTTGATAGTTCCACACCACGTAACGGTCATTTTCGCTCGACGACGCGGATGGATAGAACCACCAGACTTCACCAAACTCAGTGTTCGGAACGCAGACGATCTTAGAACGCTGCGTGCGGTTCATGCCAGAGAACACATAGTCTTCTACGTCGGACGGCAGCGGCTTAACATAACCATCGTAGATAAAGAAGCCGCGATTGCCCATCCACACAGCCATGTTGTCGAGAACAGCTACAGCTTGGCGGGAAATAATACCGCAATTGCGGCCTGCGGTTTCGAACGAATACACGAACGGAAGACCGACATATTGCGCGACGTGCGCATCAACATCTGTCAGAACAAGTGTCTGGCCGCGAATACGACGAGCGCACATGAGGCTGCCCGGCGTTGTCAAAAGGAAACTACCGGCCTGATTAGTAGACGCGGGCGTCCATACCGTGTTGTTTTCGAGGTCGCACCAATCGACGCGGCGGGGGTTTCCCCCTGCACCAAGCGCAAAGATCGAGCGTTCATCTGTAACGCACAGGCCGACGCAGTTACTTGGCGAGTTCAGGATTTGTGCAGCGGGCGTCGCTGGCGCAACATCGTCAAGCTGCCATTCGTACAACTTGCCATCGGACGTAGAGCAGGCCACGAGATATTCGCCCCATGTGTCGAGGCTCCATGTGGTAGCTTCGGTGACAGGGCTAATGTCTGGACGAGGCGTGCCATATGTATAGTTACCATATGTAAGATCGCCGTAGCCTGTATTGTCGTCGCCGTTAGCAGGGCCGGGAACAAAACCAACAGGAGTAATGTCAATAAGAGCGCCTGCGGCGGTCATGCTGTAGAGTTTGGTATTCGTCCCTACACCAAGGCGGCGAGTGCTATCGTTTGAGCGCCATGCGATTGTAGAACGAGGAACGCCATTCGTGGCGCTGGTGGTGCGAACGCGCCAGCCCCCAACCGGGCGCATGGTCCCGTTATGCCAACGCACAAGGTTGGCGTCATACCACCGGCCTGCGGCCTGAAGTTCAGTGCCGTTGCGATATACGCCGGGTGGGATGGAAATTGGGATCAGTGTCATGCCGTTGTCCGTTCTGAGGCGCTAAGTCCTTATATCACTTCTTAGACTTTTTTACAGCCTCTTCCCACGCTTGCACTGTCATACGATGTTTCATAGCGCAGTCGCCGTATTTGGCTACGGTGTCGATCTCCCAGATCACACGCTCTGGATCAACGAGCGGCTGGGGGAGGGGAGATAGCGGCTTGCAGTTACTCGCCAGATTTGCCGGTGGTGCGGGCATTGGCGTCACTGATACTGCCTTCGAGCATCCCGACAACACGAACATCAACAGCACAATCAGCAGGAACAGCAGGCAGCGTTTTGTATATTTCACGTACTTCGCGTGTCGTTCTGCCGACCACCACATCGGCTTTATCGCGCTCGGCTTCATAAGACGCAGAAATCTCATCAATCTTCCCCTGCATTTCCTTGCGCTGCTTCTCGGCTTTCTCAAGCGCAGCGGCATAGGCGGCATCGCACTGCCAGTCTTTTACTTTCCACCCGGCGGCGACGCCAATAAGTAAACAGCCTCCCGCCAGATAGCCAATAAACGGATTAATCGGCCCCATTTATTTTGCCCCATTCCCTCACCGCAAAGATAGTTGCGCAAGACGCGATAGTGGCTGCAAGATCAGTCAACGAGATCGGTTCGCTGTTAAGGATCGGCAGCACAATAGCATTAACAATTACGGCTCCCGCGATACCCACACAGGTAACAGGACGCCACCAGACCCGGATGCGCTCAAGAGCGGCTTGTTCGAGATCGCGTGCAGTCATTTCGGATCGGGATACTTTGAGTGCGGCAACTCCCAATGCGGCCCGTCCTTAAAAGATTTCCAGTCGCCGCCCCAAGTGATCGGCACGTTCTCAAGGCGTGCGGCTTCTTTCATAGCATTTTCGATATGATCGAACAGCGGCCAGTCCCAGCGGATGCTGCCACCTACATACGGCGCGATGTCAACCGCAAAGCCGTGGATGTGGCGCGAACGCATCGTCTTAGTCGCACCCTTGGCGAAGAGTTCACGTTGGCGCGCCATTGTGCGCAAGCCTTCGATGACCGTGAAGTCAATCTTCGAAATGCTGATAGCGCGCTTAACGACGCGCACTAGATCAGGATGCACGCCGCGCAAGTTCAGCAATGAACGAGGGCCAAGTTTGAACGCCATTAGCGGTCTGCCTTGTTATCCAGCTTATCTTCGATCCGGCGTAAGTGCATCATGACTTCATCGAACTTCTTGTCGATGGCGCTGAATTTCTCGTCGCCGTATTCCAGCTTTGTTTCGAGAATAGCCAGTCGGTTACTAAGCTGCGTCCACACCCCAATAATGGCGAAGACGCCAGCGATGACAGTCAGAAGCGTATCAATACCGAACGACATATCCATGCGAATTACTCAGCGGCTGGAGCGGGGTCTGCAGCGGGTGCTTCTTCGACCGAAGCCGGTTCGGCAACCGGCGTTTCAAAAGCAGACGGATGCCAGTCGGCTTCCTCGAAATCTACCATGATGTCTTCGCCGATGAACGACGCAGCGCACTCATGCACTTCATCTTCGTTGGCAAACTTTGTCATCGTGCGCGGGTTATACGTCGGAAGGCGGAAGCCACGCTTGCCGCTATCGTCGTAAACAGTCGCTGAAAGGTCTGAGTTAATTTCGATAATCATGCGTCTGTCTCCACGCCAACAAGAAACGACCGATAGGAACTCGACCCATGAGTTACGATAGTTCCCGCGACTAATGTAATTTGCAACGGGCTTACTGCAGTGTAGGATGTGTTAACGCCGGGTACAGATATGTCAATTTGAGAGCCACCAGCAGGGGTTATGTACTCAGTAGTCCCAGCGGAGTTGCTCCATATCGAGCCTTGGAATTTTTTTCCGGCTGGTACAGTATACATAACTTGCCCAGAAGATTGAGACGCAGCCGCAATCTGCCTAGGGCTGGAGTATGAGATTTGCGTAGATGGGTTTGGTGTAAGCATATTTAAATTCCTTACGGAGTAACCTGAACGCCGTAGACGCCGAGATCAATTGACGACGGGAAATCAGTAACAGTTGGGCTGGTTACTGCTGTATCATATCCCTTGACGATGGTGTTGTTGAACGAAAAGCCGTTGATAGTTGAGGCATCGGCAGCCAACGAGGATGAACCCATCGTGTAATAAGCATACGGCCCCGCATTAGTCCTAGTAATCAAGCGGGTGCGTGACAAAACGACCTGCGTTTGGTTACCAGCTGATGACGGTGAAGCATAAGAACTACTGATCGTCGGAGGAGAATTATTAGTTGTGGAAGCAGACGTAAACGTGCCAATAGCATCCCACCCAACGCGGCGTAGGGTG